GTCTCGCGTTCACCTGTTCTGGCACTGTATCAAGGAGACTCCTTAGTGCTAGTAATAGAACTATTGGACAATGGTTTCACTTGTGACAGACGTTGCTCTTTTAATACAGCTTCATGACCCTTTGCTATAATGTAAGCAACAGAACCAGTCGCCACATGGCAGGCTTTGGAAACCTGTTCGAGTGTAAGCCCGCGTTCCCTTAGGATGTAGGCCTGCCTGCACACCTCGGGTGTATGTTTGGTGATGCGGTCGTCGTAGTCGTCGTCTGGGTCGACAACGGGAGATCCGTCCTCGGTTGTCTGTGTTCCGATTGGGTAGGACATCCAGCCAGCTTTGACTGCCTTCTTGAATAGGCTTGGCGCTTCACTGAGTAGCTTGACTCGTTCTAGGTCGTATGGTGCTTTCATGTGTTAAAAGGTAGGTGATGGATCAGTGAACCGGCAGAACTGGCCGTCGTACCAGAGATGGACTAGGCCGCATTCGCCGTCCCGTTGTTTAGCCACGGCAATCACTGCCTCGCCTTTGGGCTCATTGCGTACACGGTCGAGCAATAGAACCAAGTCGGCGTCACGTTCTATCTGGCCTGAGTCTGCTAGATCGGTCAGCCGGGGCGCCCTGGGTGCATCTTTCTCGTTTGCCCGGTTGAGCTGTGCTAAGGCGATCACGGCTGTCTTGGTATCGGATGCCACGGCCTTGAGTTTGCCGGATACCTCGGCGATCTCGTACGTTTTCTTTTCGGCTGCCTTGCTGCCATGGATCTTCTGCAGGTAGTCGACCAGGACCAGCTTCACGCCCCACTTCCGAACAGCCCGCCGGATCACCGCGGTGATGGTGGCAATGCCTGAGATGCCCGAACCGGAGACAAAGTGAATCGGGCTGCCTGCGATCTTGGCGGTGGCTGCACCCATGGCACGCATACCGCCTTCGTTGAGGTCGCCCGTTTTAATTTCCTGCATTGGGATGGATCCGATGGTCGAGACCATTCGCCGGACGATAGACTCGTCGGACATCTCCAGCGAGATAAACAACGTCGGTACCCGGTGTTCGATGGCCGCCGCCTTGGCAATGGCGATGGCGATGGCTGTCTTTCCGATGCTCGGGCGGGCAGCAATGATGGCCAGCTCGCCGAACTGAAAGCCATCGGTCATGGCATCGAGTTTGTGGAAGCCGGAGGTGATGCCGGAGAGTTGGCCTTTCCGGGCGAACCGTTCCTGGGTGGCGTCAATAAACCTGCCCACCACCGACTTGGACGATTGCACCTCTTCTTTAGAGGCCTCAATGCTGAGCCCTGCTTCGGCATTAGAGACGATTTGATCGACGGATAGGGTGGAGACAGCGGAGTCACGGATTAAACGGTCCCCGGTGGATCGTAGCTGCCTCCGGAGGTGAGCCTCTAGGACAGCTCTTGAGAACTCGGGATGGTTGGCTGGGCTGGGGCACATCTCGTCGCACTTGTTCAGAGCCTCGAAAGGCACCGGAGTTTGGCCCATGGAGCGCTTCCACTCCTTGACCACGGTGGTCATGTTGACCGGATCGCTCTTGGCAACGAGGCCTTTGGTGATCTCGAACACATGGCGCAGGTTGTCGTCCTGGAGCGCCTCGGTGGGGATCTTGGCGAATACCTCGTGGCAAACATCGGATCCACCGGAGAGACAGGCGCCGATGAGGCCGAACTCGTCGTCCTGGGCAAAGTAGGGGTCGCTCATAGGTAGTCATTCAAGTCTGCGCTGAGTGTTCCGCCCGCCCGGGACTCACCGATACCAGGAAGAAGACCGCTTCTAACCTTGTCGACCTCGCCGTTCCAGTTGTTCAACAAGGTCATCAGCTCACGGCGAAGGTATGGGTCGTTCGACTGGTAGCGTGCTTCTAAGGCAACCAAGTCTTCCTCTGGAGTGTTGAAGTCGAAGATCTCTTTCAAGGCCTTGATCTCCTTGGTGCTCCATTGTGTGGTAGGTCTACGGCGAACCATAGCACCGACTCGTAGACGGAAGGCTTCGAGTTCTGGACTCAAGGCCTTCTCCTTCTTTGTATCTTCTTTAGGAGATGGAGACGGAGATGGAGAGTTGAATTCCGGTTGATCATCCGGTTGCAACACCGGTTGAACCGCGGTTGGATTCTGGTTGACCTGCTTTTGGCGTTCTAAAGCATCCAACCTGCGTTTTTCCGCGGATAACTTACCTTTTACCGATTGGCTCTGCAGAAACTTACCCTTTTCCGTCCTTACGGATTCCAGTCGGATGTTCCTAAGGAGCCCGTCTTCGCATTCATCGAACTTAGCCAAGACGTCAACCGACACGCAACCGCCGGCCAACCGCTGTTGCTTTTCGGTTTCAACCGGAATTGAACCGCGGTTCCACTGGTGGCACAGCAAACGAATCAACTGACCAACCTCGGCCTGCGACATATCAAGCGTTCCGGCAAGGAAGTCGTCGGTGTAAAGTTGGAAGGCTGGAGCCTTACGGGTTTTCTTCTCTTCTTTCATGATTCAAACAGAAAACCCCACCCAGACCGTGGTGAGAACTCGCGCAGAACCAACGCGACGTAACACGGAAAGGGTGGGGAAAAGTTTGTTGAGCATGGGTCCTGGTTGTAGTGTCGGCGTTGGCTTCTCACGGCTCACGTCGACGGCCTCTCTCTATCTGCCGGCCTTGTATCTGTCCATGCCTTAGTACGCCGGTATTAGGATATCCGCCACTGCCTGGGTGAGCCTTACATCCTGCAGGCAGTAGTCGATGGCCGCCTGTCGGTCGGTATTCCACAACAGGCTGAAGTCGGCGCCATTGCCGGCCTTGTCACCGAGTCCCAGATGCCGACTGATGGCCCCAAGGCTCCCGGTTGCCCGGGTGTCTCCGAGCTGCCACACCTCGCGCAGGTCGACCACCAGGTCGTTCCAATACCGGCCTTGGCGCAACCAGTAGGGCGGGGCAATGCGGTGGCGCCAGGAGCGTTTGATCAGGAACGGCAGGTCGAAGGCCTTGATGTTAAAGCCGATCAACCTTGGGGTCCTTTCGTAGTAGTTCAGCAGCGCCCACCATTGCCGGAGCATGGCGGCCTCGCCATCGGCTTCTGCCGACAGGACCGCGGTCTCCTGGTAGTCCTTGCGGTATCCGATGCACAGCACCTGGCCGGACATGGCATCTAGGGCTGCGTTCTTGATGTAGTCCGCGGCGTGATTCTCCTCGGCCTTCTGGATCTTCTCTGCGATCAGGTCCGGGTTCTTGATGTTGCCCAGCTTCACGTCGGCCGGATTGAATGGCGGGATGTTGAGCTGTTCGACCGGCAGCGGCCCGGTCTCGATGTCGAAGATGATTGTTGGATTGGCTGGCATATTGCTAAATTGCTTTGTGTTAGTAGTTAATGCGCGTTTGTCCCGATGCGCGCCCCCGGTTACCCACGAGTCCCAGCAGCAACAGGCTGCCGGAAAGTGTATTATGTGTGCTTGCCGCAATGGATGCACGTCTTGTAGTGGCGTGGCTTCCTAGGCAATGGCTCGACTTCCAGCCATTCGCAGATTTCACGGTAGCTCTTCCAGCCGAATGACCAGACAGCGCCCGGGTACAGATGGCCGGACTTGTAGAGGGCCATGGCCTCGTCCTTGGTGTGGATGCAGAGATCCTCTAGGATGCGGAAGGTGCGGTTGGAGAACGGGAAGCCCCAGAGGGCCGTGATCTCTTCCATCTCCTTGGCGGAGGCAATGACCTGGTGGATCCGTTGGCGCGACAGGTTCAGCTTGTTGCCGATCTCCTGCAGGGTCATGCCCTCGGAGCGCATTTGGACTACCTGGGGCACCATCGGTGCCACCTTCATGTAGACCTTTTTGGGCTTGGCCTCAGAAAGGGATGTCATCTAAAGGGATCTCCTTGTTGGCCTTGATCTCTTCGAGGCGTGCGTTGACCGCGGCAATAAGGCGCTTGTCCTCGGCCGTGATGTCCTTGTTGGCCATGGCTTTCGGAATCCACACCTCGGCCAAGCCGTTGACGGCCGACTCGGTGAGGTCGGAGATGGCCGTGCCTTTGAACTTACCGACGTGCACCTGCACCTTGCTCAGGTCGAGCTTGGCGGGCGCCTGTGGCTGCCCCTGCTCGTCCTTGGGCGGCCTGTCCTCCAAGCGTACCCACAGGCCCGATGGCTTGAGTGGCTCACCGACCTTGTGTGGCATGATGAGTTTGATGTTGGCGAATGTCTTGGTGCCGTCTTGGCTCTTCTCATGGACGATCACCACGGTGGCCGGTCGGCCGATGAGGTTGTCGAGGTTCAGGCTGGTGGTGTCCTCCGCGGTAAGGGCTCGGCCATACCAGTCCTTAAGGAACCGGGTCAGGCCTGCCTTCTCGTGCAGGCTGGCGGTCATTGGGGCTGTCATGACCACCCAGGGCTGCACCGGGTTGCGAGTTTTGTCGATCAGGTCCAGCTCGAATGCGATCTTGAACTTCTGCTTGGTGCCATACTGCGTTTCGTAGGCCTTGAGGGGCGTGATGTCGACGCATACCGCGCGGCCTGTGTATTCCGGGCACGGCTCGAAGTTGCCGCCGCCCTTGTTGCTTGTGACTGTGATTCCCATGTGTTGCTGTGTTGTCGTTGTTGTTGTGTTATTTCGAGGCCTGCTTTTCGACCTCGGAAAGTTGCTTTGCCATCCGTGTGTATTGGCTCCAGTACTCGGGCCAGGTGGCCTTGATTCGGTTTAGGTTCTGCTGGTCGGCCACCAAGGCAGCGGCGCCCAGTTTCCGCACAAAGCTGCCTCCGTATTCCATCATTGTCTCAATCGTTTTCTTGTCGGTCACTTGGTTGCCTTTCCGCGTTTGCGTGTCCAGTAGGACGTGTATTCCACCTTTTTGGCCTTGGTTGCTGCCACGATCTCGGAGATCTCGCCTTTCCGGAACCGATAGTGGCCGTTGCCTTCCCTCTGAATCTCTTTTGCGGTTCTCATTGGATGATGAAGTCGAAGTTGGTTTTCCAAGTGTCGCCGAGGCGGTTGAATGTATCGGCCTTGATCTTCCAAGTCCTAGGGTCACGGGTGGCGCCGGTGTGTCGGCATCGAATGCGAATGTCGATGTCCTGAATGGCGATGTTACGCAAACGGTGGTCTGGCGGTAGTTCGTGTAGGTGTTTGATGCTCATGGCTTCATCGTCCCTCCAACCATTTCTTGAGGTCGTCCAACTCGTTCACTTTGGCTTCGAGTTCTTTGATACGCTTGTTCGCTCCAGCCAGTTGCCGCTCCAACTGACGGGCGAATCCAGCCTTCACGAAGTGCTGGAACGCCACGGTGACAACCGGCTGTCGGTCTGTGCGCGGGGTTTTACTGACGACCATTTTGTTGGCGTTAACAAGATGGCTCACAGCTTGGCCTCCTTGGCTTTGTTTCTATTTTGATTGATGAAGCTAATTGGATTTGCTGAAAGCGTCTGCTTACCGCAATGGATGCATTTCCATTTTCTTTTAACATTGAATGCAACGTCCCAGTGAGAATGTGAGCCATGGAAACTGTCGTTTAGCGGTTGCCAATAATGAGAACACGCAATTCCAAGAAACCGTTTGAGTATCTTTCCAATACAATTCATTGCGCTCACAGCTTGGCCTCCTTGGCTTTCTCCCACATTTCGGAACGTGGTTCGTCAGTGTAAAAATGCTGCACCATCAAATCCCCCGCCTCCTCCAGCCGCTTGACGTGCTGCTTAAGAGCCTCGTTCTCCTTCGCCATGTCTCCGATGGATTTGCACAAGCGTTCGTGCGCTTCGTATTCGGGGTTCATCTCTTGTTCTCCTTTGCTCGCTGCCATGCGTTGGCCAGCAACCGATAGTTTGAGTCGGAAATAGCACCGTCCTTCAGCCACTCAAGCAGTTCGTCACCAGTACTCTTCATCAGCTTGATCCGATCTTGCAGGTACTCGACCAGCTCCTTCAGCTCGTTCACATCGGATTGAAGCTCGCGGATCTTTGTGGCCTGTGCGTCGGCAAACCATTGCTCCTTCATAATCCGAAGCACTTCTTTGGCTGCATCAGTAGCGGGTATGGATTCATTGACCGTGAACCCACCATCCAGATCGACCCGCATGATCTGCGTCGTTGGGTTGGATATCGGGTGGCTGTTGGTTGAAAAGTAGATTGGTTCGCTCATTTGCACTCCTTCCATTTGAATTGAGGTTTCCCGTTCTTGTCGGCCACCCATTCGGCATGACCTGCTAGAACTGCCTGTTGCTGCATTTGATCAGTCCCGTTATCGAACCCTTTAATCAAACACATCGTAACCAAAACCACGAACAACAGCGTGCATGGAATTACTAGCGAGTATTGCCAGTGTTTGTCGTTCACGGCTTGGCCTCCTTCTCTTCCCACAGCAGCAGATCGGCGCGGAGAGCGTCGTTCTCGGATTCGAGTTGCTTGATCCGATCCTCCAGTTTTCGCACCTGAAAGGCGATTGCGCGGAGTTCGCGTGGATGGTTGCAATCGGGAGACTCCGCTAGGAAAAGGATTCGTTCCTCAACACTCACGGCTTGGCCTCCTTCCATTTGGACCTTTTGGCTTTGCGAAAAGAAACGTAGAACTGAACCCATTCAGGCGTATCTTTCAGCCTGAATCCATTCACGTTCCATCGCTCGCTGCGAGCGCCTTCGACGATTTCCATCAGCGCATCCCCCGCCTCCTCCAGCCGCTTGGTGCGCTCATTGGCCGCGTTCAGTTCGCGTTCAAGTTGGCGGCACAGAGTGCCATCCATCCATGAGCGGTCTTGGCTGTTCCCAATGGCCGCATCCGTTCTTGGTGTATCGCTGACCATTTTGTTGGTGTCGCCAATATGGTTCACGGCATGGCCTCCTTGGCTTTGTCGATTGTTTCGCGCGCACTTTGCGATGCGTACAGCCACTCACCTTCTTTCCACCAGTCGTTGTAGCAGTCACGCCAAGCAAGACCCCTACTCAATAGCCAGTTCAATCGCTGCGAATCTTTTTCCAAAATATTCAATAGCCAGTTCAATCGCTGCGAATCTTTTTCCAAAAGCTTGATGCGATCTTTGGCTGCTTTCAGATCCCATTGAGTGGCGATCAGTTCATGTTCAATATCAGTCACGGCTTTGCCTCCTTAATAATTAAAAGAATTCCCATATAAATTATCCAAACGGCTCCAATAGGTATCAGCCAAAACAGCCGAAAGACCATTCCAAAGTCATACTGCCCGCTGGAACGGTATGGCCTGAACATGATGCACAGCAGGATTACGGTGATGAGTGCTGGCACGATCCACGATTTGATTGTGATGCTCACGGTTTGTCCTCCTTGGCTTTGTTCCATTTTGAAACAGTGTGCTGCACTGCATCCAACCGCTCATCGCGCAGCCATGCCTCCATCTTATCTCCCGCCTCCTCCAGCCGACGGATGCGGTCCTGCTGCTTCAGGAATGCGTGAACCAATTCACCCAGCACAAACAGAGTTGGTGCGCCTCCCTGGATTTCAAACGATCCGTCTGAGCGGATCCTCAGAAGCTCAGCGTTTGGTTTTGCGTCGTTCCATTTGATAAGTGTTGCGTTGCTCATGTTGTTTGTGTCGCTCACAGCTTGGCCTCCTTGGCTTCTGTCCAAATTCTCACTCGGGCCGCATATTCAAAGGGGTAGATTGCTTCATCCCCCGCCTCCTCCAACCGCTTGATGCGCTCTTTTAACCGCAGGTTTTCTTCATCCAACAATTGCTGCTGCCGGATGATTGAGTTGGCTTCGTTGAGTCCGCGTTCCAACCTCCTGCACAGCATGCCGAGTTCGGCTACGTTGTGAGGAGTCGAGTCGGAGATAGGGGTGTCGCTCATTTCGATTCCTCCACTCGTTGCATTTCCACAAAGTCCAATGTGTTCTCTTCGTTGATTGCGATTCCCCAGCCATTGCGACGGCAGGACAGCTCGATGGCGTTGTACACTTCATTGGCCTTCTCTTTTGGAAGATAGAGGTAAAGAACCCCCCTTAGTGTGATTCGATATTGCTCTTCTGATTTAGTTTGTTTTTTGCTCATTTGAGCCCCTCCGCAATCATGGCGTGCTCAAGGATCAGCACGGCGTCCGCGGTCTTGAGTGTGATGTGCAGGTTCGGCTGACGCTGCTGCGCCAAGCCCTTCAGGTGGCCCTTCCAGCCCTTTCCGTGCGTCTTTGAGGTGCCAGCCCCAATCGTCTTCTGCCAGCGCTGTGGCGGAACCTCGATGCAGCGGGTGAGCATTGAGGCAATGAGCCCATGCAGGAAACCTACGTTGCGCCCAAAGTTGAACATCGAGGAACCCGGTGCTCCCTTGCCACCGATGTACCCGCCCACCTTCTCGATGTAGACCACATCCGATTGCGACAGGTAGTTGATCATCACCTCCCGCACGTCGCCGTCGGTGTCGGGCATTGGCTCCAGGGTGACTCGGTTATTGGCATAGTGCGCCAAGCCGCCCGATAGGCCTGGGTCGATTGCTAGGATGCGTTTCATCGGGCGGCCTTCTTTAGCCAGGCAGCTATTGCCTTGTCGGCCACGGCCTGCAGTTTGAGGCCGGCGGCGAGGCAGTATTCTCGAAGGGCCTTGTGTGTGGTAGGTGTCACGTTGATGGTTTTTGGTTTGGTCATTGAGTGAGCTGCTTGGAGATCTCTTGGCCGAGACTGGATGATGCCCTGCCCAGGAGGGCTACTCGGTGCGCCATCTTCTCGGTGACGGCCTCATGCCTCTTCCTTTCGCATTCCGACAGCAGGTTGAGGTTCGTCTTAGTGCCTAGGATCACCGAGGCCTTGAGGCTGTTCATTGCCAGCCGGTTCATGCGCTCCATTTCGTCGGCGTTGGTATTGGGAGGCGCGATATGGAAGCCAGCCCCGCGGAGGCCCCGTTGGCTGAAGTTCATTCCTCGGTGCCGCAGCACCATCCGGATGTTCAAGATTTCCATGTTAAATTCCACGGATCCGAACTTCTCCTCTAGTGCTGCCTCCATCTCCTCGGTTGTCACGGTCAGGCCATAGGCCAGCCGGTGCTCGTTGCGTTCGATCCAGTCCTTCCAGAGCGGAAGGCGCCGGACCTCTTCTTCGTCGATCATGTCTTGTGTTTCCATGTTGTGAAAGTTGCCCGGTGTTACCGCACACCGGAAAGCGTTGTTGCCATGCCCTGCCCGGCCCCGCCCTGCACTGCCGAGCCGAGCCCCGAAAAATTGTCTGAGTTACCGTACCCAGTGACGTGTTGCCTTGCTCGGCCATACCCGGCCCGGCCTGGCCTTTGCATGCCGGGCCCGACCCCGAAAAATTGTCCCGGATACCGCGCCGGGTCGCGTGTTGCCTTGCCAGGCCGCGCCTCGCCAGGCCGCGCCCTGCCTGGCCTAGCCAGTGCCTGCCTTGAAAAAATCAAACCACCTCGACGGTGAACCTGCCGAACTTTGGTCGCCAGTCGCCCAGGCCAATGATGGCGCCGGCCTCCCGTGTGGAGTCGATCACCTGCGCCTGGTTGACGATGCTTTCATCGAACTCGATGGTGCAAGCCAGCCACCAGCCGGTGGGCACCAGAGGCCGGATCCGAATGATCCGGGCGAGCTGCACCTTGACGCCTTTTCGGATGGTGTAGGCCGGGTCCTCATAAATCTCCTCCTTTGACTTGCCGGCCTTGCGATGGTGCACAACCACCTCAGGCTCCGAGACAAACACCGCGGCTGCAAAGTCCTTGCCCAGGCGGCTCTTCTTGGCGCCCTCCTGGATGCAGCGCTCGATGTTGTCGGAAGGCATGACCATGCCGCCCTCGGCTTCGGACCAGTAAAGGCCGGCCTCCCATTCCAGGCGGTCGCGCTCTTGGTGATCGTGTATGGTCATCTTCTTGGATCCCTTGGAGGTGATCTTTTTGATGGCCACGGTGTATGGGTTAGTCGGATCCGCCATCAGGCCATTGTGCATGATGAGGGGCCGCAGCCCGGTGAGTTTGACTTTGATTTGCTTCATGTTGTTTTGCTTTGGTTGCCTTGTTGTTGTTTACCGAAAGTTTCCGGTGATACCGCCCACCGGCAGGCGTTTATTGGCTTGCCGAGCCAGACAACGACTCGCCTGGCCACACCCAGCCCGGCATCGCCAGGCCTCGTAAATCATTTGATCACCTTCTGTATCCGTCGCCAGTAAGCCAGCGTGGCAGTCTTACGGTCCCCAGTCGGGCCACCATTCCAAATGCGGGCCTGCTCCTCGGTAGTCTTGCCGCGGCCGTAGTGCTTCAGGTAGGCCTCGCACACAGCCCTGGCCGCCACCCGGTTGGTCATGTCCTGATGGCGGTAGTGCGATCCGGTGATCCGGTTCACATCCTGCACGACGCCGCGGTGGATCTGCAGAGGGCCTAGGGCGCGTCCGTTGTCGCCGATGGCTAGATCGTTGCCCGAGGACTCTACGATGATCAGAGCGCTGATGAGATTGGAGATGGTGGTCATGGTTTGGAAAGTTGTGCGCGTTGGCCAGTCGCGCCCCTGGTTGCCTTGTATCCCTCACAGGCCGGATGGGTGGCTTAATGGGCGCCACCGGCCCTGAAAGTGTGATGCAGACTTCAGATCTGATCGTTGATGATCTTGCCGTCAGCAGGACCTCCAACCAAGGTGATCGTGGTATGGTGGAAGTCGCTGTCATCGTCGCCGCAGTACCAGCTCTTGCCATCGCAGCTCCACCAGCCGTTCTCCTCAATGACGTAGGCTCCCTCAATGACGCAGGCGGCATCATCCCAGATTGCGTTGAACTGAACGTTGGTAGTGGTGTTTTTTGTGTAGCTCATGGTGTTGATCTCGTTGACGTGATCAAGATGGCCGAGATCATGCATCCCGTCTACAGAGAAAACTGTTTTTCTGTAGATTTTGAAGAAAACCCAATGTTTATGCGGGTCAAACAAGGGTCACTTTTCTGCGATCAAGACGAATTTGGCGAAGAACTCGACCTTAGGACGGCAGTGGATTTGACCGTCGTCGACCCTGCGGTAGACCACGGCGTCCCATTTGGTCTCACCGACGCGCAGCTTGGCGTCGAGGCTGACTACTTCGACTTCGATGGATGGCTTGGATTTGTTGAAGAAACGCATCGGTAGTGTGGTATTGGGTAGGCTCCGCGGGTGGCTGTCGAGACTCGGAATCGCTGCATCTCTACAAGGCCCGACTCTATGCCCTGGAGCAATAGCTTGTTTGTCTGGCTCAGGCACAGGTTCCACACAATGCCCCACTGCCGAGCGGTTTTCCACTCGGAATCAGGCACCTGCACCTTTTTCCCCAGCTCGTCCCTGATGCGTTTTAGAAGCTCGGCAGATTCCATAGCTTTTCTCCCTGGGACCATTGGTGGACGTAGAGCTGGGCGCTGTCGTCGGTGTACTCGCCGAATACGATGCCATGGGACCAAGCCAGTGTGCCCCTCCGCCTTAGCGCATAATCCATGCAAGGCGCGTCCGCGAGCGTTCCCGGGGACAAACACACCGGATGGTCGCTCCGGCGCCCTGTAGCCATGCCTGCGCGATGCGCATGGGCCACCACGGTGTTGCCCCAAGTCTCCGCGGTGTCGCGCAGGAAGTTCTCGGAGTACAAAAGGCCATGGCCGAACTTGTAGCCGCCGAGCGTGTACCAGCTCCTGGGCAACACGTCGTGGTGTTTGATGAACACCCGGGCGTGCTTCTCAATGGGTTGTTTCATCTTGTCCCAGATGGCCTCGGCAAAACCACGCACCACGGTATTGTGGTGATGCAGGTATTTCAGCGCACGCTGGTCATGGTTGCCGAGGATGAAAACGGTCGGCCTCAAGGCGTTCAGAAACTCTCGACCACATTCGATGTCGTCGAGATAGTCGTCGGCATGATCCGAGTCGTCAGGATTGGCCAGAGAGCCTGCACGGAGGCTGGCGAGGTCGTAGGCGTCACCCAGGTGAATCACTTCATCGGGTTTGTATTGCTCCCGGAACAACAGGGCAGCAGCCAGCGCGTCACGGTTGGCCCGGTTGCCATGAGAGCATCCGATAGCCATGACACGGCGTCGTGCCGGAACAATGTTCACGGATGATTGCAAGCATTATTTCTGCTTAGAATCAAGCGCATTACCTAAAAGCCTTTTAGGTCAACGAAACTGAGAGTCAGATACTTCTGGTCGTTGGTTGTGGCGTCGAAATAACTGGCGATCACTTGGGTTTCCCGTTCAGAGTAGGAGCGGTATGGCTTAACCCGGGTGGCTGGAACCGCTGGAAACTCTGTCGGCTGCCCGTTTTCGGTCTGCCAGTTGCCCGATGTAAACCCAAACCGCCGGCACCATGTCTGAAGATTCTGAGGCGGAACAAACCAGTAATCGGTGCCAAAACTGTCCTGGCTGGCGTAGCATTGGACGCCATATCCGGTCAGCAAATCGTATCCAGCTTGATCAAGATACCAAGCGTCCAAGTCAAAGTCGGGCTCATATCCGGTCCCAAAGAATGCGGGCAGTCCTGGGGCCTTGTCCATTGTGCAAAGGCAGGTCGATCTTGTCCAAGATTCGAGGCGCCATTGAAGCAGATTCCACAGCCAGGCGCTTTTGGGGATCTTGTGGAAAAATGGTCCACAGCCTGGGCCTCCATTTTGGACCGCTATGGGAATGTAAGGCACCGCAAAAGTATTCCTCACACTATCATTCTGGTCGAACTTGATTGAGGTCAGTGAATCGCCGTAATTAGACGGCGCGCCCACTTGTGGCAGCGGTACTGTGGAAGCAAACCTTGCCCCTCGTTCATCTTTGAAAATGTCTTCCGTCGCAACCTGAACAGAGGTCACAAAAGACGAGTTTGGGCCATCTGGTCTGATAGCATATTTCGGTGTCGTGTTTGGGCTCCCAGGTATGCGCACCGAGGCGTCAACACCGTTTGGTCCTCCCCATTTGTTTACCCAGAAGTCAGCCTCAAATCCGTAGTTCGATGCATAATTCGGGTCGCCGTGGACCGCACGCATCAATTCATTGTCGTAATTGCCGGACGAGAACCCCCAAGGTCCTCCTGGTGGGATGTAGGCCGTGTTGATGGCTCCCTGATACAGAAGCGACGATGTTGGCATTGTGGTGCCAATTTTGGTTGGAAACAGGTTTTGCCAAGGAATGCCGGGCGAAGTCCCTCCGGCGTTTCTTGATGGCCCAATCAAAACCGTGCTGTCGCTGGATGAAAAATAGAAGTTCTGCCAAGCGCCGACGCCGTAGCCGCTGTTTCGGCTGCGTATGTAAAGCTGGTTTGATTCGGCATAGCTTTCAAAGTCGATCAGAAGGTTGCCGTCAATTCCTGTTGGGCTTCCAACGCTGCACGCTAGGCCTTGCGGTGTCAGCCTAAGCAATCCAACACGATCCTCACTGATATCACTAACTTCGTCATAACTGTTCAGGAAACCGGCCTCGACAGCCAGACGGCGCCGGACATCAATCACCTTCTCAAAAATGGTTGCCTCATTCCCTGAAGACCAGAACGCATCCTGACTGCTGGTGTTTGGGTAAACCGTTGAAAACGTTCTTGGCGTGGTTGTGATCTCCCACTCCATAAAACCCCCGTCGTTGAAGATGTTGCAATCAATGGGTGTGATCCGAAAGTTGCCGCGCCGGCTTGTCAGCGTGATGCTTGTCGGGTTCTGAACAACGGTAACGCCGAGATCGTGCAACCTCTGCAGGAAACTGCCAACACCAGGGAAATTCACTTCATAGGTTTCAAAAGTCGGATTTGAAGCGTTTGGGTCGATAGTGTATTGCACTTGAGCCCGCCCCCAAGTGAACACCAGGTCACCAAGTTGCTGCCGAAAGTCGCCCGGATCCGCGTATGTGTTGTAGACCTGCCGGATGTCGTGGTTCACATCCGGGTCGATCTCGGCGCCAATCGTGTGTAGCCAGTCGAACATGATGAACGGGTTTGCCACATTGTTGGCCTGAGCCGACCGTTCCAAAGCTAGGAAGGCCGACGTGTTGGGAGCCTGCCAGCTTGGTGGTCCTTCGGAGAAATACGGCACGTCACCCGGGAAGTAAGGGAAGAAATGGTAGCAGAAGCCGCCGTTAGGCCAGCGCGTAGCCCAGGTGCCATCCTGGCGCCGTCTGAAAGCCCGGCAACCTCCAGGGCCAACAAACTGCCTGTCAGCGCTGCCATCGGGCAACTGCAGCAGAACCTGAATGGTCGTCGTGCCGCAATTATGAACACGCCAACAGTCGTACCGTTGATATGTGTTGAGGATTCGGAAAACAGTCAGTCCTTCAATGGCGATGTCAGCCACGGCCAGCTTGTGTTTGTGAATCCGTCCTGGCGGCAATGTGGGGTCAGATGGCCCAAGGCTTCCGCGCACATAGGATGTCAGTCCTGAATCAGGATCCGGATCCCATCCTAGGTGCACATCGTACTCGATGCCGGCCACCTCCCGACGGAGAAGCTCGAAGCTGTAGTGAATCGAACCGACGTCGCAAGTGAACGTATCCCCTACGGTGCTGTGATGATCGACGTAGACCTGGCCGCCGGTCACGTCGAGGTATTTGTTTTCGAGCTTGGACAATTCAATCTCTGCGGTCACCTGACTGTGCTCGTCCCGGTAATAACCGATCCCGGGAATGCTTGGGTCGGGCACGACGCCATCGTCCTTGAGCCTTAAAGCTGTCTGGGGGTCGTTCCGGTAAACGTACCAGACGCCGTAAGGGAACGGCGCCGACCAATAGGCGGAAGAAAACCTTGATTGAGCCCAGAGCGGCCCCATCCCGTTCAACGCTGCCTGACATTTCTTGTCAAACCGCGCATAAAGGCTGTTCAGGTTCCGGGCCGTGAACATCCGGTCGGTCCGGCTGGTGGCGAATGGCATGGGTTAATAGAACCAAGACTCCTCGGCTGTCTGGGTGACGGCCGGCTGTGTCTTCAGCACCGTGCCGTTGGCGTTCTGTTCCACACGCTGACCGGGGCCGGCGACGATCTGCACCCGTCGCACGGCCTCGATCAGTTGGTTAATGGCCCGGGCATGGTCTGCCTTTAGACCGCGCTCCGAGAGTTTGGCTGGCAGTTGTAAAGCCATAGCTTACAGCTCGCAGAACTGCACCATGATCTTGACCGTGCCGGCGCTGGATTTGACCAGTGTGGTCCAGCCTGAGTCGATGCGCGGAATCAGGCAGAACTCGCCGGGGGCGATTCGGATGGGCCAAACGATATTCGGCGAGATCACCGAGTCGTACCCACCCACCAGCACGCTGTTGATGGTGTCCAGGTTGCGGATTAGCACGCGGTAGGGCGTCGAGAGGTCGGCCGTCAGGTCGAGGGCCTCGGAGCCTGTGCCGACGTCCTGCGTCTGCTGGCCCATATCGGTGCCGGTCATGTTGGCCGTCACCGTGTAGGTCGTACCGTCGATGGTGGCCCCGCCCTTGGCGGCGAACAGCCTGGCCGACATTTGAACTTCGTTTGCCATGGCGGGTGGTTCGTTAGATTTCGCAGAAGGTGGCCTGCACAGTCACAGAGGCGGTATCAGCGCGGAAGTACAGCGTCTGGCCCGATGCAACGTAAGGGATCAGCATGGTCTCACCGGCCGGGATGCGCATGGTGTAGGTGCCGCTGACGAAGCCGAGGTCGACGAAGTTGGTGCTGTCGAGGTTGCTTACCAACAGCTTGTAGGGGGCTGTGACATCGACGGGCACATCCAAGGCCTCGACGGTGGTGCCGATGATCTGGGTTTGGCTGCCCATGTCGGTGCCAGTCATGTTCACGCTCTTGGTGTAGGTGACGCTGGGAAGGTAGGCGCCGCCCTTGTCTGCGTACAGACGGGCCGTCATTTGAATCTCGTTTGCCATAGATTGTAGGGGTGTTTGGGGTTGTTGTTAGATGATCGGGTAAATGTCGGTGTCGTACGGCGCGAACGTCCAGGAGATGTTCTGCTCAACCATGTTGGTCTTGACGATCAGGCTCGACGAATAATTGGTCTGCTTCCAGCCCCATACCGTGCCGGCGGGCGCTGCAGGCCTTCCGGTCCTTGGATCAATAGGAACGGAAGGCAGCATCGAGTAGACCGAAAAAGGAAGGTTCCAAGCAACAATGAAGCTGGCCGGTGTGTAAACCGGCGGGATGCTCTGAGGCACCTGGGGAAGCCCTAAGCTGCCCGAGAACATGGCCACCCGGCTTAGGCTCACACGCCCCACCGGGAAGGAATCTTCGCCGCGGCAGAGTTTCTGGAAAACCTTTCTAGCCAGCGGCAGGTTTGCCAATGGCGAGACGTCGGTAAGTTGTTGGCCGCTGGCTACAGCGTCCTCGATGGTTTTCTTGTAGAAGGCTGGGTCACCTATCGACTGGGCTTCGTCGGCAACAGCCGGAAGCGCAAAAAGAGAGACGTCGAGATAGTCCGTCCGGAATTCATACCGGATCTCCGGGGTCTCCTGGCCGGCGACCGGTACGGTTGCGGCGTCTATCGGATCGCCTGGGTCGGCTGTCGGGCCTGAGAAGATGACGGTGGCCGATGCGTAGGGGCCGTCCTCGTTGGTGCTGTACTTTGCGCCTATGCTCGACCAGTTGAGTGTGGCTAGCCGAATGGCATCCTTAGTGCCGCGGTATTCAATCGTCCACACTGGGCCAGTGCCGGATCCGGTTTGATCGAACCGGCGGCTGACCTCGATGTAGCCCGGGAAGGCCGACAGCTCGGTGGATTGTTGGATCGTTGCCATGTTATTCCTGAACGGCGTCGGCTGTTCTCTTGGTGTTCTTGGCGATGTCCCGGATGTCTTGGGCTTGCGTCCTTACGTTGCCAAAGTAGCGGTCCATGTTCGATTGAAAAGCGGTGAATCCACCAGTGCGGGCGAGCTGGTCGCCGGTGGCTGACGATACCATGACCGTCTTGAACTTCTCGCCTTCGGGTTCAATCATTGTCCTTCGACGGGTCTCAGCACGTTTATCACGAGCCTCTCGGCGTGCAGCGAGTTCTGCATCCTGTTCTTCGCCTGCAGTTATGTAGGCTTGACGGGCTTGATCCGCTGAAAACAAAAGCGATCCCATGCCTTTTGTAAAACCAAACGCTAAAAACGTCGCTTGAACCGACTTCCATCGAGCTTCAAACGTGCTGATTGCTGCACCAAGTTTGTCCAGAAAGTTCATGAACGGGACAATGATGCCAGCCGTTCCTGCACCTGCACCGGAGACCGCTGTTTTCTTGAAGATATCAATTCTATCGTTTGCCTCGTCCAGTGATTCGATCACGTCATTTGACATAATGATGCCAAGGCGCCGGGCTTGGTCTGCTGCATCAGCAAGTCCGGTTGCCATGGCTGGAATCAATGCGCCTGCGCTTTTTCCTGCCAGCTCCCGGAATGGGGCGATTAAGTTTTGAGGGTTTGAGTCACCTTCAAACGCCTGGCCAATCTTTAGGAAAATGTCCTCTATTTTGGATGTCCTGATTTCCTGTGCAGTAACTCCGAATCTAGCGAATGCATCAAGAAGGCCTTTATCTCCACCAAGCGCCTTTCCTCGGGCAATGGTGATCTTTTCAAGCGCCGTCGCCACATCGTCGAGGCTCGACCCACCTAGGTCTGCAGCGAACTGCATTTCTTGGAGGAATTGTGCAGAGACTCCAAGTTGTGTGGATAAATCCTGCAGCTTTCCCGCTGTTTCCACAGCCTCCATGCCAAACTGGGCCAGCTTGTCGACGGTGAAAATACTGGCTAGTGTCCCGGATATCTCCCGGCCTATACCTTTGGCAAGAGACTGGGATCTTTTTAGACCGCTCTCAAACGAGGTGCCATCGAGGCCGAGTTTGGCGAGTAGAGAGAAGATGGCCATGGTATCAGTTCTTGATTGCTTCCTGCTGCTTCATCCAGCGCCACAAGGCTTCATCCTTCGGGCTCCACAGCTCGACGTCGCCATGGGTCTCTGCACGGGCCAGAACAAGGCGCTCGGCATCACCGATAGGCATGGCCAGCACGGTGTCCTCGTCCAGCCCGATCTCAAGGCAGCAGGCCAGCATACGCTCTGGCCACGGCATCGAGAGCTGCCTGGAGCTGCCTTGCTTCATCAGGATTTCCGGCGCTGTCGACTGGCCGGCCATCCATTCGTTCCACTTGTCAAGCTCGGCATCGAATGACAGGCGCTTCACCTTCCATGACCAGGCCTTCAAGGCTAAGTTCCGGAGGGGCGAATAGATCGCCGCCAGCGACTCCTGGATGGGCTGTGAACAGATGAGCACCGCGGTCATGAGATCCGCGCGGCCGACGTGGCCGCCGACAACCAACGGCGAGCCGATGCGGTGAAGCACTAGTGAGTGCCCCACCGAATACGGCAACAGCCGGAGCCCCATGACCACCGGGCAGGGCTTGGCTGTCGCCGTCAGGATGTCGGCCAGTTGGCTCACAGGGCAGTGGCAGCGCCGGTGACGGTGATGTTGGTGTACCGCTTCAAGGTGATCGTGCCAGTGGCCTTGCCGGTGGCAGTGGTCTTGATGGAACCACCGCCGGCGTAGATCCAACGGTTGCCGGTGGCGGCATTGATGGCGTCGACGTATCCACCGACCTCAATCACCGGGGCGCCAGAGATGACGCAAGTGCCATTCACATCAGGCAATGCGGCAGACAACAGCGCGTTGGCCACGCTGGTCGTATTGGCCGGGATGAAGTTCACGGTCAGCGTCAGCCGGTTGTTGTAGCCAATGTGGCCGACAACCTCGCCGGAGCTGTTCCGAACCTCTTCGGTGTCGGCCTCGTGCGTGATGTCGTATGACTCCATATCGGGCGAGACGTACCCGGTGACGACAAGGGCGCCCGCGGCGTCGTATAGCGCCAGGGTGGCCGGTGAACCGAAAATGTATTTGCTGCCTTGAGTGTTAGCCATGTGTGGTTTGGGTTAGAGGGTTGCCGAACAGTAAAGAGTGAAGGTCCTGGTGAACGTCCTGGACCGATTAGAGATTGAAGCCGCCCCAAAGTCTAGAGGGGCTGCGAATTGCGCCGTAAACGGGCCGCTGGCGTCGTTTGATGGAGCATTAAGGGCGGAGGCCCCGGAGTCGTCAAAGAGCGGCAGGATCCGATTGTCGAGCACCTGCACGGTGGTCAGCACATCAGCCTCGTCGGTATCGTCGGCAGATAGCTGAAGTTCGACGGAAACCTCAACCTCGTTTGTGAGGTCGACACGTTGAACAGGCCGCGCGGAATTGGTCGAGACAACCAACCTCGGGAAGTTGGGCATGACGTCCTGCTCGTCTGGGTCGTCATAGAGGCCGCGGCTGTAGGACGTCAGGCAGGTGGGTATGCCTGAACCGGAGCCCGACCAGTCGGTGGCTGCCAGGTAGTCTGCTACGGCCTTCTCTGCTCTGAGTGCGACGGCGTTCATTTTATGGCGATACCGTTGTCCTCTAGTACCTTGCCGTTGGCAAGCATGGCCTCGGTCATGTGATTCGTTAGCTCGATGAGCTCGTCGTCCATGGCCTTCTGCATTGCGGTATTGTAGATGGTGGAAACCCGGTTGTATTGGTTGTCGGCCACGCCAGCGGTCATGACCACCGAGGCTGTTGGGTTGAAGCCGGGAACCGCTTGAATACCTCGGGCCTTGGTGCCCTTATGAACGGCGACGTTCTCCTCCGGCAGGCCGTACTGATTGGCCAAGGCCACAAGAGCGGCGTTTGTCTTCTTGGGCGCCTTGTAGCCTGCAGGCTTTGACAATGGCTTCCATTTCGGGCTTTGAAACTGGGTGAAGCCCCGATTGTAAATCCGGATTACCTTCACCACACCGGAGCGGAGGTAACCTACTGAGCCGATAGCTTTCCGCATCAGGGCCGAGGCGGCCGCCTTCATCTCCTCACCGTAGAGACCGCGGCGGCCTGCCTTGGCTTCGCGCGCTTGGGCTATCAGGTGCACCCGACGAAGCAATCGGGACTTGCCGATGCGCTTGCCGGTTTTCTTGCTCTTACGGTTCACATCGCCGAGGGGCTTGCCTAGGTAGTCGGCAATCCGGCGCCGTTCTTGTCCCGGGCTCTTAGGCGGCACCAAGACGAACAACCGAACCATCAGGAAAAAGAACCGGGCGTTGATCGCCTTGTGAAGGTCTCGGCTGGTCGACAGCAGATATGCCTTCATTGCCGCATCGAAGCGGCTGGAATCCACCGTCATGTTGACGACAGGCCTCACCGGGTTTTCGCTCCTAGTTCGAGGCTGTAGTAGGCACCGGAGGCATCCACACGGCAGGACAGGATCCGGAGAGTCCGGCCTTGGTACACCAGCGTGCGCCCGACCACCGGCCGAGGCTTGCAGAATGTCAGGGCGATGCGGTCGCTGTTCTCCTGGAGGATGAACAGGCCGTCCTCCTTAAGCAGCCTTGAGAAGGTTGTGCCTTGGTCGAGCGTGTACAGCGTCGAGTCCATGGAGACCAGCGTGCTATCGCAAGTCTTCCAGTCGGAGAACATGACTAGGATCCGGGAGGTCACATTGTCCTGGAACCCGCCGGCCACCGGGGTATTGGCATCGGTGACCGCTGCTGGGATGCACCGGATCGACGATCCCTCCCAGATGAACATCGGCGCCCCGAGCATTTGCTGGAGCACCGCCATGCCCTGCTGGAGACTGGATCCGATGGTGGTCATCAGGCGGTAAAGTAAGTGCCAGAGACTATTAGGCGGCTGGTGGCATGGAGATGGGGGGCCAGGCTATCGGCTGCTCCGGTCTCGAAGTGCGACAGCTCAAGGTAGCTGGTGCCGGCAATTAGCCTGGCGATGATTGCAGTCTTGGCCTGGTTGGGGGCATTGGTCAGCCACACCGCGGCGGCGGCCTCGTAGGTCACGGCATCAGGCAGCGACAGCCGCAGGTTGCCTGTGGCGGATCCGGTCACAGAGTTGACGGTGACGTCCGCGGTAAATGTGGTCACGCATCCGATGGTGGTGTGTCGGGCGGTGTTGGTGGTGATGGCGAAGGTGCGTCCACCCCCGGAGTCGATGAGGGTCGGCACCCAGGTCGTCGGTGTAACCAACGGCAGGGCGGCATATAGCTCGTCGAAGTTGTCGTTTATTTTCTGGCCGGCGCCGCGGAGGGTGTCCCCGGTGTTGTCGTTGGCGATGGTGCCGATGTTGATCGTTTGCTGGGCCATAGTTTTATTCCTTAGGGAGAGCGTACCAACCTTCTGCGAGCGTTATACGGTTCCTGGAGCGCACAGGAGCCCCGTCCGCACCTTTGACCCAGACTCGAGCTTTAACGCTCTCAGCGAGGCGCACAGGCTCGCCGTGGGGCACATAGACCACTCGGGTCTGACAGCCACAGCTAGACGCCAGACTTATCAATGCGATCCAGCAGCTTTTGTTTAAGCTCGGGGTCTGGTTTGGCATCTTCGGCAGTGGGTTCAGTTTTAGCCAGGCCGGTCAGCCATTTCAGAATGGCCGTCACGATCTGCTCGATCACGTTCATTCCGATTTTTTCTCGGCGTCCTTGGCGGCGATGAGGCCCACACCGGCGGTCACCGCGGCAATGGTTGCAGCGAGATCGACGTTGCTGCTGGGGTCGCCGTCGAACAAGGCCTTGAGAGCCCCACCGACTGCGACGAGGATGGCTCCGATACCGGCGAGAGTTGTCTTGGTGTTTTTCATTTCTTAATGGCTTTGTAGAGGGCAACACAGGCCGCAAGGAGGCCAACCACGGCGGAGGCAAAACGGATCTCGTCGGTGAGCTGGGGCAGCATAGATGCAGACGTTGCTGCCGCTGCCGTGCCCAGCGACAAGGCTAGTCCATTCGTTCCGCCGTGGTTGGTTGCGTCCATGTTACTCGGAGGCTTTGGGTTGGGCTGCTGCGATGATGATGTCGGCCAAAGGAACGCCGACCTTGGCGTTCTGGTAGCCACCGGCCTTGATGGCGATGTCGATGAGCTGAAGCAGGCTGTTGGTCTGCTCCTGAGTCAGTGTGATGGTGATTTCCATATCAGGCGGCAGTGTCGGAAACGACGGGCAGCTCCGCAACCAAAACCGGCTCCACCTGAGGCACGATCATCACCACCGGCGGTAACCACGGCAGCGGCGGAGCGATGATCGGAGGGTTGATCTGGTCGTTGATCTGCTGCGTCACGTTCGCTTCGATGGCCGCTTGATCGACGCCATTGGCGAAGCACCAGTCTAGCACCTGCTGCTCGGTCAGTTGATCGTACGGCGTGAACGATCCGCTCGGCGGCTGGAACGAGCAGGAGCCGTAGCAAGTGCCGCTGTACTGATCCTGCGAGCCGTTGCAACGCCAGTCGGCGGTGATGACGACATCGGTGAGAGTGCCTTCGGTGGGCTTAACGAGAAGGCGTTCGATGATCCAAGAGAGGGTAATCATGGTATTGGTTAGGCGTTAGCGATTGTGGTGATGGTGCCAGAGCTTCCACGGTACTTTAGCGCACCGGCTTCGACGTAGAGTTGACCGCCAGTGACGTTAGCCGTAGGAGCAGTTCCGTTGGCAATCTGGATAGTCTTAGCAGCGGTGGTTCCGGCAGTGGTCAGACCGCCGACGAGCAAGTTGCCGGAGGAGTCGATACGCATCCGCTCGGCAGAATTAACATAAAACACCAGCGGAATACTTGCTCCAGCATAGACCATTGCTGACGAATCAACCGTTCCGCCAATCATGTTGGCACCGTCACCGAAAGCGGCCAGCGTAGATGTTCCAGCAGTGTTGCTGACATAAAACGCGGCACTTTGCCCTGATCCACTTCCTCCACGAATGCGAGCGACGCACCCAGTGGAACTGAAAACATCCAATTTCTGACCCGGCGTAACGCCTATGCCCACGTTGCCGGAGGAGTCGATGGTGGCTCGGATAGCCGAATTGGCCACGAGATAAAACGGATTGTTGGTGAAGGTTCCAATGAATGCGGAATAAGCCGCGCTTCCGGTAATTGATGAACCGCCGGAAGATCCTTCGATACCGGCAATCAAATCTCCACTGGTGTTGTTCAGATAAATCTGAGAACGGCCAGTCGTGATTCCGGTGGTCCGCAATGCATACTGGAAACCGGTTGCATTCGTCGATCCGATGGTCAGTCGAGAATTCGCAGCAGGTGCATCCCCCACGCCCAGCCCCGTGGAGTTGAGGGTCATGGCGGTGGAGCCGCTTACGGACCAAGTGCTTACGCCGTTGCTGTCAATTTCGTAGCGTTTTACATAGCCACCCGCTGCTTGGTTAGAAGTCCAGAAAGAACAGAATCCATCTCGGTTTGAAGCATTCTCAATACCTGCGCGAATCTGTAAACCACCAATTGTGGTTGCGCCAATTCCAGTTTTAGCTCCTGCAAATATTGAGGAATAGTTTCCAATTACTGGAGACGATTCATTCCAATTGATAACTATACCTTCATTTCCAACTAAAAAACGAGCGTTGGATTTACCAATATCTGTACTAGGCCAAGCGGTTGTTCCAATTTGAGTTTGAGTTGTCGCACCAATCTGGACAGCCGTACTTCCAGT